CGCGTGCGCCGCGATGGCCGCGAAAGCGGCTCGGCCCTCATGGCGTCTCCCCTCCGCCATGGGGGCCTTTCTTTTCCAGGTATCGCATGTCGCTGCAACTCAATACACCGCCCGCCGCCGAGCCGGTTTCCCTGGCCGAGGCGAAGGCGCATCTGAAGGTGGATACCACCGATGACGATGCGCTGATCACCTCGCTTATCAGCGCGGCGCGGTCCCGCGCCGAATGGCACACCGGGCGCGCCTTCGTCACCCAGGGCTGGACCCTGTGGCTGGACCGCTGGCCCGCCGATGGCTGCGCCGAAATTCCCTTGCCGCCGCTGCAAGGCGTCATGTCGGTGACGCATTATGCGCGCGATGACGGCGCGACGGTGCTGGACACAGGCGAATACCAGGTGGCGCAGGGCGCGCCCGCGCGGGTGATCCTGAAATCCGGTACACCGCTGAATTTGCGTGCGGCGGATGCGGTGGCCATCGCCTTCACCGCCGGCTATGGCAACGCCGCCGCCGTGCCCGCGCTGGTGCGCCAGGCGATCTTGCAGATCATCGCCGGTCTCCATGCCAATCGCGGCGATGACGGGATTCCGCCGGACGCGCTGGCGCTGCTCGAACCCTATCGCGTCCTGAAGCTCTGACATGCTGGGCACACTCGACCAACGCGCGAAGCTGCTCGCGCCGGTGCGCACGCCCGATGGCGGCGGCGGGGCCAGCGTGAGCTGGACCGAGCTGGCAGAAATCTGGATCGCACTGGAAGCGGCCAGCGGCGGTGAGGATTTTGGCGCAAGCCGCCTGGAATCGCGCGCGCGGTATCGCGCCACCCTGCGGCGGCGCGGCGATGTGGTGGCGGGCATGCGGCTTCAGACATCGGCCCATCTGCTGGCCGTGCTGGCGATACTGGACGACGGCCCGCGCGAGCCATTCATGACTCTGTTGTGCGAGGATGCGGCATGAGCGCGGCCTGGGCCTTGCAACAGGCGGTATTTGCGGCGCTGGCGGCGGATGCGGGCGTGATCGCGCTCTTGGGTTCGCCGCCGCGCCTGTTCGACGAAGTGCCGCGTGACGCAGCCATGCCCTATGCCGTGATCGGGGAGGCGACCGAAAGTGAATGGAATACCGCCACCGACAAGGGCGCGTCGCTGGTTTTCACCGTGACGGTTTGGTCGCGCGGCGCGGGCTTCCGGGAAGCCAAGCGGGCGGCAGGTTCGGTGCGGGCGGCGCTGGACGGCGCGGCGCTGACCCTGAGCGGCGCGGCATTGATCGACCTGCGCTTCGAGACGGCACGTTACTTGCGCGAAAGCGACGGCATCACAAGGCGCGCCGAACTGAATTTCCGCGCCCTGATCGAACTCTAGGAGACACAAATGGCAGCCCAGCGCGGCAAGGACCTTCTCATCAAGATCGGCGACGGCGGAGCGCCGGAAGCCTTCACCACGGTGGCGGGCTTGCGCGCCACCACGCTCGCCTTCAATGCCCAGGCCGTGGACACGACCAATGCCGATTCCACCGACGCCTGGCGCGAATTGCTGGCGGGCGGCGGGGTGAAATCGGCAACCCTGTCGGGGTCCGGTGTGTTCAAGGACGCGGCATCGGATGCGGCATTGCGCGCGGCCTTCTTCAACGCGGCCTGCGGCAATTACCAGATCGTGATCCCCAGCTTCGGCACGGTGCAGGGGCCGTTCAAGATCACCTCCCTGCAATATGACGGCCCCTATGATGGCGAGTTGAAGATTTCCCTCTCCCTGGCGTCGGCCGGCGCGCTGAGTTTCTCCTGATGGTCAACCGGATACGCGGCGAAGCGGCGCTGGACGCGGGCGGGCGGCAATACCGCCTGCTGCTGACCTTGGGCGCGCTTGCGGAGATCGAGGACGGGCTGGGGCTTGACGATCTTTCACAGGTCGGCGCGCGCCTGGCGCATACGCGGGCAGCGGACCTCGCCATCGTCGCAGCGGCGCTGTTGCGCGGCGGCGGACATGAGATGTGCCCGGCGGAGGTGCTGCGCCTGCCCTGCGACCTGGGCGAACTGATGCGCGGCATCAGCGCGGCCTTCGAAGCGGCAGGTTTGAGCGCGCCGCAAGGAGAGGCGCGCGAAGCCGCCCCTTTTGCTGGCGGCGCTGGCTGAGCCTGGGACTGGGCGCGATGCGGCTGGCGCCGGATGTGTTCTGGGCGCTGTCGCTGCCCGAATGGCGCGCCTTGCTGGATGGCCGCGCGGGCGCGAAGGCGCGGCCCATGGCGCGCACCGAACTGGAACACTTGATGAGGATGCATCCCGATGGCTGACCCCACCGTCGAACAGAGCCTGGGCAACGCGGCGAAAGCCTTTGCCGATTTCGCCAGCGGCCCGGTGGCCCAGACCACCCAGAGCATCGAAGCCTCGGTCAACCGCAGCTTCAATGCGGTGGCCAACACCATCGCGCGGACGGCGGTGTCCGGCCGCAATTCCATGGCGCAACTGACCGGCGCCATCCTGGCCGATTTCGAGCGCATCGCCATCAGCCAGTTCATTGTCAGACCGCTCCAGAATGTGATCAGCGGCGTGATCGGTTCGATCCTGCCGGTGTCGGGCGCGCGCGCCGCGGGCGGACCGGTGGCGGCCGGCGAAACCTATCTGGTGGGCGAGCAGGGGCCCGAACTGTTCACGCCCTCCGGCAACGGCACGATCCTGCCCAACGGCACATTGGCGCGCGGGCCGCAGGTGGTGGTGAACATCACCACCCAGGACGCGCAGAGCTTCCAGAAATCCAGAAGCCAGGTCGCCGCGATGCTGGCGCGGGCGATCGCGCAGGGGCAGCGCAATCTGTGAACTTATAAGTCCACATACTCATGATGCCGAATGCCGACCCACACGAACGGCGCGATACAAATGGGTATCATCCAGATCGTGAAAAATAATCTATCCGGTACGACACAAAATAAAAACACGGGCCACAGGAAAGGAACAAACCCTTTCCAGCTGACCGGTAGCGTGAATCGAAGGGCGCCATAGCGCCACGAGCGAAGCCAGATTTCCTTTTGTTTGGATTTAGTTGTCACGGCGTGCGTCAGGAAATGTGTGTTCGGGTCGTTCTCTTTTCCAACGCTCGCAGTGACGCCAACCGACGATAACGGACGCATTTCCAACAACGACGAATACGACCGTGGCAAAAAGGGGATTGATCGGTGCCAGAAAGATCGCCGCAGCGGCGATAATGGTCAGCGAAGCGGCGATCAGCGCGAGCCCCTTCCAGTGAACTGGCCACCAGATGAACCACAGGCCCGCGCCCCATGCACGAAACCAGGGTTTGCCGCCCGTCACCGTGCCGCCTGCCGCCATGCCGACGCTCCAATGATACGCGATAAAATCGGACAGAACTTATCATGAATTTCCATGACGTGTCATTCCCCCTGCCAGTGGCGTTTCATTCCACCGGCGGGCCGGTGCGCAAGACCGAGATCGTTTCCCTGGGCTCCGGCCATGAGGAGCGCAATGCGGTCTGGGCGGGATCGCGGCGGCGCTTCGATGTCGGCTCCGGTGTACGGACGCTTGATGACCTTCATGCCGTGATCGCCTTCTTCGAAGCGCGGGCTGGGCGGCTCTATGGCTTCCGCTTCCGCGATTTTGCCGATTTCAAATCCTGCGCGCCGGGCATCGCGTCCTCGCCATTGGACCAGGCCATCGGCGCCGGCAATGGCGTCATCACCCAGTTTCAACTCGCCAAGACCTATGCCTCCGGTGCGGGAAGCTGGATGCGGCAGATAAAAAAGCCCGTGACGGGTACGGTGCGGGTCGCGGTGGCGGGCAGTGAAGTGATGAGCGGGTTCTCGGTGAATGCCGCGACCGGCATGGTCACCTTCGCCAGCGCGCCAACCGGCGCGATCACGGCGGGTTTCGAATTCGACTGCCCGGTGCGGTTCGACAGCGATGCGCTGTCGATCAACCTGGCGTCGTTCCAGGCGGGCGAAGTCCCCTCCATCCCGCTGATCGAGGTGCTGCTGTGAAGACCCTGCCGCCCGGCCTGCAGGCGCATCTCGATTCCGGCGCGACCACCCTGTGCTGGTGCTGGAAACTGACGCGCGGCGACGGCGCGGTGCAGGGCTTCACCGATCATGATCGTGCACTGACATTCGATGGCGTGACGTATGAAGCCGTGTCCGGTTTCACCGCCAGCGAGGTGCAGTCGTCACTGGGCCTGGCGGTGGACAATCTCACCGTGTCCGGTGCGCTGTCCTCGGCCAGCCTGAACGAAACCGATCTCGCGGTGGGCCTGTATGACAATGCGCGGGTCGAGATATGGCGCATCAACTGGACCGATGTCAGCCAGCGCGTCCTGATGCGCGCGGGTACCCTGGGCGAAGTGACCCGCAACGGCCACGCGTTCCAGGCCGAGATGCGCGGCCTGGCCCAGGCGCTGAACCAGCCGGTGGGCCGGGTGTTCGGTCATCTGTGCGATGCCGATCTGGGCGATGCGCGCTGCACCGTGGCGGTCGGCGCCGCGCCCGGTGTCGTGGCGGTTGCGGCGGATGCGCGGCGTTTCACCGTGACGGGGTTGGGCGCTTTCGCCTCCGGTCATTTCACCAGTGGCAAGCTGACCTTCACCTCCGGCGGCAATGCGGGCCGCGCGATGGAAGTGAAGCGCCATGGCGTGAGCGGCGGCATCGTCAGCATCGAATTGTGGCAGGCGATGAGCGAGCCTGTTGCGACGGGCGACGGGTTCGACGTGGTGCCGGGCTGCGACAAGCTGTTTTCCACCTGCCAGACCAAGTTCGGCAATGGCGCGAATTTTCGCGGTTTTCCCCATATGCCCGGCAATGACGCCGTGATCGCGGGACCGGCGGCGAACCAGTCCATGGATGGCGGCAGCCGTCATGGCAACTGACATTGTCACCTTGGCGCGGGGCTGGATCGGGACGCCCTACCGTCACCAGGCCAGCCTGAAGGGCGTGGGCTGCGATTGCCTGGGCCTGCTGCGCGGCGTGTGGCGCGAATTGCATGGCGAGGAGCCGGAAGCCGTGCCGCACTATACGCCCGACTGGTCGGAAGCCCGTGGCGCGGAGACCTTGCGCGATGCGCTGGCGCGGCACCTGACGGTGGCGGTCGGCATCGCGCCGGGCCATGTCGCGCTGTTCCGCATGGGGCGCGGTGGGCCCGCCAAGCATTGCGGGATTGTCGGCATGCAGGGCAACGCGCTGACCCTGATCCATGCGCGCCAGAACCGGCGCGTGGTCGAGGAGCCGTTCGGCGCGTTCTGGCGCGGCCGGCTGGCATACATCTTTCGAGACTGACCCATGGCATCGCTACTGTTGAGCACCGCGGGCTCCGCCATCGGCGGATCGCTGCTGGGCAATTTCAGCCTGTTCGGCGTGACCATCGGCGGGGCGCAGATCGGCGGCGCGCTGGGCGCGCTGGCGGGCGCGGCCATCGATTCCGCGCTGATGCCGGGCCGCCAGGTCACCCGCAGCGGCCCGCGCCTTTCCGACATCCAGATCCAGGCTTCCACCGAAGGCGCGGCGATCCCGCGCCTGTTCGGCCGCATGCGGCTGGCGGGGCAGCTGATCTGGGCCTCGCGCTTCAAGGAAAGCGCCGCCACCACGAAAACCGGCGGCGGCAAGGGCGGACCCTCCACCACCATCACACAAACCGATTACACCTATTCCATCTCTTTCGCGGTCGGATTGTGCGAAGGCGTGGCGACGCGCATGGGCCGGGTCTGGGCCAATGGCGTGCTGCTGGACCTGTCGCGCTACACCATCCGCTTCCATCGCGGCACGCAGGACCAGGCCGTGGATCCCCTGATCGCCGACATCGAGAACGGCCATGCGCCCGCCTATCGCGGCCTCTGCCATGCGGTATTCGAGGATATGCCCCTGGCCGAATTCGGCAACCGCATCCCGCAATTGCAGTTCGAAATCTTCCGCAGCATCGGCCAGGACGATCCGGACCGGCTGGAGAACCGTCTGACGGGCGTGGCGCTGATCCCCGGCGCGGGCGAATTCGTCTATGCCTGTGAACCCGTGTTCGCCGATGACGGCGCGGGCGGATCGGCGGCGCAGAATGTGCATGGCGTGTCGGGCGAGGCCGACATGGTGGCGTCGCTCGACGATCTTGCGGCGCTGGCGCCCAACTGGGATGCCGTCTCGCTGGTGGTGGGCTGGTTCGGCGACGATCTGCGCTGTGGTTTCACTGCGGTCAAGCCGGGTGTCGAGGCGGCGCCCAAAACCACCTATCCGCTGGAATGGCGCGTCAATGGCGTGGACCGTGCGGGCGCGCATCTGGTGAGCCAGGTGGACGGACGCCCCGCCTATGGCGGCACGCCCAATGATGCCGATGTGGTGGCGGCGATCCAGCGGCTGAGCGCCCAAGACAAGCGCGTGATGTTCTGCCCGTTCCTGTTCCTGGACATTCCGGCGGGCAATGCGCTGACCGATCCCTACTCCGGCACAAGCGGCCAACCCGCCCATCCCTGGCGCGGCCGCATCACCTGTTCGCCCGCGCCGGGCGTTGTGGGTTCGCCCGACACCACCGCGGCAGCGGCGGCGCAGGTGGCGCATTTTTTCGGCAGCGCGGCCGTCGGCGATTTTTCCGTAAGCGGCACCGAAGTCACATGGACCGGCGGCGCGGACTGGGGCTGGCGGCGCATGGTGCTGCATTACGCCCATCTGTGCGCGGCGGCGGGCGGGGTGGACGCGTTCCTGATCGGCTCGGAGCTGCGCGGGCTGACGCGGGTGCGCGATGGCGCGGCCAGCTATCCCGCCGTGGCGGCGCTGATCGCGCTGGCGGCGGATGTGCGCGCCATCCTGGGGCCGGATGTGAAGATCGGCTATGCCGCCGACTGGTCGGAATACAACAACCACCAGACCGGCGGAGGCGCGGTGCTGTTCAACCTCGATCCGTTGTGGAGCGATGCGAATATCGATTTCATCGGCATCGACAATTACCTGCCGCTGTCCGACTGGCGCGACGGCGTGGCGCATCTGGACCGCGCGATCGCGGATTCGATCCATGATGTGGATTATCTGAAATCCAACATCGGCGGCGGCGAGTATCACGACTGGTATTACGCCAGCGATGCCGACCGCGACGCGCAGATCCGCACGCCGATCACCGACGGCCTTGGCAAGCCCTGGGTCTGGCGTGCGAAAGACCTTTGGGGCTGGTGGTCGAATCAACATATCGACCGCCCGGCGGGCAGCGAGACATCCGCCACCGCCTGGGTGCCGGAATCAAAGCCGATCCGGTTCACCGAGCTGGGCTGTCCCGCCATCGACCGGGGCGCGAACCAGCCGAATGTGTTCTTCGATCCCAAATCCAGCGAAAGCGCGGCGCCCTATTACTCCAGCGGCGCGCGCGACGACCTGATGCAGCGCCGTTTCCTGGAAGCGCATCTGTCCTTCTGGAACGACGCGGCGAACAATCCGGTATCCAGCGTCTATGGCGCGCCGATGCTGGATGCGGCGAACATCACGCTGTGGTGCTGGGACGCGCGCCCCTTTCCCTGGTTTCCGGCACGCGGCGATGTGTGGGGCGATGCGGCGAACTATACCGGCGGCCACTGGCTGAACGGGCGGCTGGGCGCGGTGGCGCTGGGCGATGTGGTGGCGGAGCTGTGCGATGCGGCCGGCTTCGGCGCCTATGACGTGAGCGGGCTGGACGGCATCGTCACCGGCTATGCCGTCACCGACACGATGAGCCCGCGCGACGCGCTGGGCCCCCTGATGCTGGCGGCGGGCTTCGATGCGGTGGAAAGCGAAGGCGTGCTGCGCTTCATCATGCGCGGGCGCGCCGACACCTGGCCTTGCGGCGCAACCAGCCTGGTGGTTCCGCAGGATGAAGCCGTGTTCGGCTTCGCGCTGACGCGGGCCCAGGAAAGCGACCTGCCGCTGGTGTCGCGCATCGCCTATGTCGATGGCGATCGGGACTACCGCCAGGCCAGTGTGGAAGCGCGGCGGCTGGCCGGGGGCAGCAACCGGGTGGCGCATTCCGCACTGCCCCTGGTGCTGGATGAAGCGCAGGCGGGCGGCATCGGGGCGCGGCTGTTGCAGGATGCCTGGGTGATGCGCGAGACGGCGGCCTTCGCGCTGCCGCCTTCGGCGCTGGCGCTGGACGCGGGTGACGAGGTGCTGCTGGATGTGGGCCACGCGCATCGGCTGCGGGTGACGCAGATCGATGACGGCGCGGGCCGCGCCATCGCGGCGGTGGCGTCCGATCCGTCGCTGCATGAAAGCTTCGCGGGACCGTCCGCGCCGCCGCGCCTTGCCCAGACATTGGAAACGCCGGGCCGCGCCTTGCTGTTCTTCCTCGACCTGCCCTGGATCGTGGAGGGCCAGAACAATGCCGCGCCCTTTGTCGCGGCCTATGCCGATCCCTGGCCGGGACAGGTGGCGGTGCTGCGCAGTGCGACGGAGTCGGGCTTTGCGCTGGACGCGATGTTGAACCGGCCGTGCAGTTTTGGCGTCACCATGGCCGATTTCTGGTCCGGGCCGCCCTGGCGCTGGGATCGCGTGAATGCGCTGCGGGTGAAGCTGGCGCATGGCGCATTGGCTTCGGCGGACGACATCGCCCTGTTCGGCGGCGCCAATGCCCTGGCGGTTGAGAATGACGATGGCGCATGGGAGATCGTGCAGTTCGCCAACGCCGTGCTGACCGGACCCGGCGAATACCGATTGACGAAATTGCTGCGCGGACGGCGCGGCAGCGAAGGCGCGATGCGTTCGCCGGTGGCGGCAGGCGCGCGGGTGGTGGTGCTGGACGAAGCGCTGGCGCAACTCGGCCTGACGGCGGGACAGGCGCGGCAGGATTTTCACTATCGCTGGGGACCCGCGGGCCGGCCGCTGGGCGATGTGACCTGGCAGGGCGCGCTGGAAAGCTTCACGGGCGCGGGCCTGATCCCGCTTGCCCCCGCGCATCTGCGCCATGCCTGGGACGGTGGTGATCTGGTGATCTCCTGGAAGCGGCGCGATCGCGCGCCCGCCGCCGCCCATATCGCGCTGCCCGAAACGCCGATGAGCGAAGCACGCGAAGCCTATGACGTCGAGATCTACGACGGCGCGTCGGTGGTGCGGACCTTCAGCGGCGTCACGCAACATGCACAGGTCTATGCCGCCGCGCAGCAGGCGGCGGATTTCCCCGGCGGCCTGCCCAACCCGCTGACCGTGGCGGTGTACCAGCTTTCCTCCGTGGTGGGACGCGGACGGCAGAAGAAAGGACAGCTTTATGTCGGATGAAACGCCGCGCCTCAAACTGGCGGAACTGGCGCAGATGCAGGAGATGGACAGCGCCAGCATCAACGAAGTGTATGTGCAGCTCGATGCGCTGGTCGATCTGTATGTGCTGGGCCACAATGTCAGCACGCCGCCGGGTTCGCCCGCCGATGGCGATACTTATCTTGTCGGCGGATCACCCACCGGCGCGTGGAGCGGTTACGCTGGCAAGATCGCCTATTGCATCGATGGCGGCTGGCGCTTCTTCACGCCCTGTAACGGCCTGCGCGCCTTTGTGGCGGGCAGCAACACATTCCTGCTGTATGCCGGCGGCTGGATCGACCTGGACTATGCCAGCAAGACCGGCGTGGAAACTCTCACCAACAAGACGCTTGCGGGCGCGGTGGTGGCGACGAAATATGTGCGCGCCAGTCCGGCGGATGCCAGCACCTACACGATGGCCGACACCGTCGAGCATCTGATCCTGGAAAACACGGTCGCCGCCAACACGCTGACGGTGAAGACGCCGCCCGCCCCCATCGACGGCCAGGAACTGCGCATCGCGGTCTGCGCCGCCTATGCCAGCCTGACGCTTCAGGCCAATGCCGGGCAGGGCGGCGTGCTGTTCCCATCCGCCGCGGCCGCCGCCGCGGGCTGGCGCGGAAGCTGGAAATTCTCCGCCACCGGCAATGTCTGGAATCCCTGCGCCTGAGGTCACCGCCCGCGCCGCGCCGCTGATCCGGGAAGCCGAAGGTTTTTCGGCAACGCCTTATCGCGACGCGGCGGGCGTGGCGACCATCGGCTATGGCAGCACGCGCTATCCCGATGGCCGTGCGGTGACGATGGCGGATGCCGCGATCGGCCGCGCGGCGGCGGAAGCGCTGCTGCAAGCGGCTATGGCCAGGATATGGACCGCGCTCGCGCCGCATCTGGCGCGGACGCCAACCCCGAACCAGGCCGCCGCGCTGCTGTCGCTGGCCTACAATATCGGCGCGGGCGCGCTGGCGACATCCCTGCTGCTGGCGAAGTTCAACGCGGGCGACATGGTGGGCGCGGCGGAGGAATTCCTGCGCTGGGACAAGGCGCGCATCGGCGGCGTGCGGAAGCCGCTGGCGGGCCTGACGGCGCGGCGGCGGCGCGAAAGAACGCTGTTCCTCGATACTTCAAACTGAAAGGACAAGCATGAGCGATATTCTCCAGACCATCCTGGGGGGCGCATCCAAGCGCCTGAAGGACATGGGCGACGGCAGCCATGCCGAAGTGATGACGGCGGCGCGCGCGCCGGTCGGCTTCAGCAATGCGGCGGGCTCGCCTTTCACCCTCACCGCAAGCTGGGCCAAGGTGGCCACCACCACCGGGGCCACGCGCGGCTTGCGCATCGCGCCGCTGGCCGACGCGGCCGTGTTCGACATCGAATGGGTGGCGGTGGCTGCGGGCGCCGCCGCGCCCTCGGACACCTATGGCGAGCCGGTGCTGGGCGGCGAGGATTTCGCCTCCGGCATTCCCCTGGGCGACATCTATCTGAAAAGCGCCAGCGGCCAGAAGGCCGTCGTGCGGGTGGGGGCATGACATGGGCAAAGCGCTTCCGCCGTTCCCCGGCCCCATTCACTTGAAATATCAGAAGCTGCTGCGCGCCGCGGCCCGCGCCATGCCTGCGCCGGCGATGTCCAGCCCGCCCACCGTCACCATCGGCGCTGCCAATGCCAACTCCACCCTCGATACCGCCCGCACCACCAGCTACCAGGGCGGCCAGATCGAGATCGGCGCCGATCCGCGCATCGAGCATATCGGCAAATGGATATTCGACGGCACCAGCGCCTATCGCGGCGGCATCCAGAACGCCGCCAACAACGCCGCCACCAAGCGCGGCAACAAGGGCCAGGGCATCCGCTTCGGCTTCAACGGCCAGGTGTTCGACATCAGCCTGAATTGCGGCAACACCGGATTCATCCTGTATGTCACCGACATGGCCGATGGGGTGCGCCGCAGGGCCCAGGCCAGCGACTACAACACCGGCGATAGTTCCTATCACTATGCCAAGTTCGATTTCGGCGCGGCGGGCAACCGCATTGTCGAACTCTATTTCAGCACCAGCACCTTCCTGCGCTGCCTCAATATCGCCGCCACCGGCGTCGCGCCGGCGGATGCGACGTGCCAGATCTACAAGGCTCCGGCGGTCGACCTGCCGCGCATCCTCACCATGGGCGACAGTTATGAGGATGGCAGCGGCAGCGGCAACAGCAATGGCTGCAAGCTGACCGTCACCGATGTCATGGGCGAGCGGCTGGGCGTTCCCAACCTGCTCAGCCTGGGGCGCTCCAACACCGGCTGGCTCAATCCCGGCGGCAGCAATTTCGGCACCTATCGCCAGCGCATCACCGATGCGGGCGGCACGGGCAGCGGCGACCTGGACCAGGCCAATGTGGGCGAGCTGGATTTCATCTTCCTGCCGGGCAGCGTGAACGACAATCTGGCGATCAATGCCGCCTATACCGATGCGGCGCTCCAGGCGGAGATCGCCACCCTGCTGCCGATCGTGATGGCGAAACAGCCGCGCGCGGTGATCTGTTGCTGGGGGCCGCAGGTGACGAACACGGCGGCGGGCGCGGCGGTGCAAGGGCGCTATGATGCGATGAAGGCGGCGGTGCAGGCCGTGGCGGGCGGCGCGAACAATCCGCGCCTGCGCTGGCTGGACAATTCGCCCTCCGGCGAGAACTGGATGCATGGCTCGCCCAGTTTGGGCGTGAACAGCCGCATCATCGGCCCCGATAATGTGCATCTGAACGACACCGGCATGGCGCTGATCGGCCATCGCCGCGCCAACAGCATCCTGGCCGATGCGCGCGCGGTGCTGGCGGCGGCGGGGCTGTGACGATGCGGCTGGTGACGGAATGGACGCGCGCCTGGCGCTGGTTCTCGGTCCAGGCGATGGCGCTGGCGGCGGCGCTGCAAGGGGCCTGGGCATCGCTGCCCGACGACATGCGGGCGCGCCTGCCCGGCGGCATCGTGGCGGCGCTCACCATCGCGCTGCTGCTGCTGGGGATCGGCGGGCGGCTGGTGCGGCAGCGGCGATGAGTACGCTGCTGTCTTTTGCCAGCGCGCGGGCGATGGGGGCTCTTGCGCTTGTGCTGCTGCTGGCGCTGCTCTGGCAGACCGCCCGCATCGAGGGTTGGCCACTGGCCGGTGGCGGGCTGAAGGCGGATATGGCGCGGCTGGAACAGCGGATCGCGGCGGACGAACTGGCGCGCGCCAGGACACAGGCCGCGCTGCTGGCGGCCCAGGCGCGTCGCGCCGAAGCGGCGAACGAACAGGCCCGCGCCCATGAAGCGGCGAAGCGGGCCAATGACGAACATTTTCGCAAGGTGACGGAGAGCGTGCATGTGCGAGTGGGCGCGGCGGGTGATCGCCTGTGTGTATTGCCTTGGGGCGCTGTGCGCCTGCTCGACGCCGCCGCCAGCGGCGCCGATCCCGATGCTGTTGCCGCCGTTGTCGCCCCCGGCATCGCTGATGACGCCGCCTCGGATGTCACGCTGTCTGAGGCTGTCGCCCTGCTCGCCGGCAATCTCGCCCGCGCCCGCGCCAATGCCGACCAGTTGAAACGGTTGCAGCGCGCGGCAGGGCCGGAAGGGGACACCGTGTCCCGCTATTGATGTCGGGCGTTCCATTGGGCTGGGACGTTAACCGTCGAATCATGGCCCCAGCCGTTGCCGAATAGGTGGCATGGCCCTTGCTCCTGACGGCGCAGAGAATTGTCAGGGGTAAGACATGCGTCATTTCGGAATTCTGGGCCTGGCCCTGGCGGCGGCCATCAGCGCGAGCGCCGCGAACGCCACGCCGCTGTCGGACAATTTCGATTCCGAGAATGGCGGCACGCCGCAGCTCAATTATTTCGGCCTGTCCAATTTCACCGTCACCAATGCCGGCAGCGGCGGCTCGGTCGACCTGATCGGTTCGGGCAGCGGCGGCTCGGCCTACGATTTCTTTCCCGGCCATGGCCTCTATATCGACATGTGCGGCTCGACCAGCGCCTGCGCCACCCTGTCGACCAACCAGGTTTTCGCCGCTGGCACCTATGACGTCAGCATCAGCCTGGGCGGCAATGCGCGGTCCGGCACCCAGACCGGCACGACCGTCAATTTCGGCAGCTATTCGAACACCGTCATGCTGGACATGTTCGAGCTCTATGTCCTGAACTTCACCACGACCCTGGGCGGCGCGTCGGCGCTCACCCTGGGCGACCTCGGTCTGGTCGCGCCCAACATGGGCAACATCCTGTTCTCGGTGGATATCACGCCCTCCCGGCAGACCGGCGCGGTTCCCGAACCCATCAGCCTGGCGCTGTTTGGCGCGGGCCTGCTGGGCGCCGCGGGTTTGCGCCGCCGCAAAGTTTCCCCCGCCTGAATTCCCCTTTCAGGCCAACTGCAACGGCGCCCTCGGGCGCCGTTTTCTTTTGCGCGGATGACCGCGCGCGGGCCGCGCAAAAACAAGAACCCCGCGTCTTGCGACGCGGGGTTCACTTGACGGCCTGGCCCTATGGGGAGGGGCATACCACGGGCTTCAGCCACAAGCTTGTTGAGCTCCCGTTACATGCGGAACCGGCCGATATAGGCGCCGCTATAGGGGTCGATGCGCACCAGCACGACCCGGCCGAAGCGGTCATAGGTCCGCACCACATACTGGCCGCGCATGAAGTAGGGCGCGCCGGTCATGCGATAATTGTACGGACGCAAGGAGCGCTGGATCATGAAATGATCCGCATAATGACGGCGCTCGATCCGGTCGATGCGGCGGTCCATGCGGTTGTCGAAGCGGTCCATCCGGCGTTCGATGCGGTCGACGCGGTGCTCCCAGGGCGCGGCGCTGGCGGAGCCGAGACCGGCGGCCGAAAGAACCGCCAGGGTCGCCGCGGCGAAGAGGGTCTTTTTGCCAAACATTGTCGTCTCCTTTAAGTTCGGTGGAACAAGTGATCCCGTTCCATGACCCGCACCATAAGGAGGCGTAACTGAACGGGATCTGGACGCCGCATTCATGTGCGGTTCAGGTACGGGAACCTAGAAAAAGACCATGCGCCCGGCCTTTTTACCCCTTCTGGCCCTGCTGGCGCCGCTACTGCTTGCGGCCCCGGCCGTGGGCCAGCCTGTCCAGCCGCTGGACCGGCTCCTGCCGGAAGTCCGGCGCACCCATCCCGGCCAGTTTTACGATGCCGACGGGCCGCATCCCGGCGCGGGCGGCTCGCAGCATTATCACCTGAAATGGATGACGCCGGAGGGCCGCATCGTCTGGTACGACATGGATGCGCGCACCGGACGGGTGCTGGGCACCTCGCCGGGGCGGGACAATTTCGACGGGCGGGGCGAGAATCCCTATCGCGGTTACGACCGGCGCGACGGTTATGACGGGCCGCGCGGCGGCTATGACCGCAGGGATGCCGATGACGGCCCGCCGCGCGGGCGCAGCCGGTTTCGCGGCGATTCCCAGATGGGCAATATGGGCGGCTTCGGCAGCGACTTCGGCGGGCAATGGAACGGTCCGCGGGTTTTCGGCCCCCGCAACAACGGCCAGGTCTGGGGCGGGCCGGGCTTCAGCAACCGCAATTTCGGTGGAAGCTTTGGTCCCGGCGGGCGTTATCGTATGCCGGACGGCAACAATCGCGGCGGCGGCCGCAACGGACGGGGACGCTGAGGAACGCCGATGCGTATTCTGCTGGTCGAGGATGACAAGGATCTGCAACGCCTGCTGAAGAAGGCGCTGGCCGATTCCGGCTATGTGGTGGATGTCGCGGGCGATGGCGAGGAAGGCCATTTCCTGGGCGACACCGAACCCTATGACGCGGTGATCCTCGACCTTGGCCTGCCCAAGATGGACGGCGTGCGGGTGCTGGAACTGTGGCGCAAGGCCGGACACAAGATGCCGGTGCTGATCCTGACGGCGCGCGACCGCTGGAGCGACAAGGTGGCGGGCTTCGATGCGGGCGCCGACGACTATCTCGCCAAGCCCTTCTATACCGAGGAATTGCTGGCGCGGCTGCGGGCGCTCTTGCGCCGCGCCGCCGGGTTCGCCACCGCCGATATCGAGATCGGCAATCTGCACATCGACACCCGCGCCAGCCGCGTCACCTACAATGGCAATCCGGTCAAGCTGACCAGCCAGGAATACCGGCTGCTGGCCTATCTCGCCTATCATCGCGGCAAGGTGGTGTCGCGCACCGAACTGGTCGAGCATCTCTACGACCAGGATTTCGACCGCGACTCGAATACGATAGAGGTGTTCATCGGCCGTCTGCGCAAGAAGCTGGATGCGGGGCTGATTCAGACGGTGCGCGGGCTTGGCTATTCTCTCGACGATCCGAAGCTGGGCGGCAAGGCTGCCGAGGCTTGATTCCCTCGCCGCGCGCCTGATCGCATCGGCGGCGGTGTGGACCATGCTGGCGCTGGCGGCCGGCGGCATCGTGCTGTCCGGCGCGTTCCGCAACGCCGCCCAGGACAGTTTCGACGCCAGCCTGATCACCGACATGGACGGGCTGATCGCCGCCGCCGATCCCGATCCGGATGGCGGCGTGGCGCTGCAGGCGCGCTTCCTCAACCACCGTTTCGACCGGGTCTATTCGGGCCTTTATTACCAGATCAAGCCGGGCGGGCCGGAAACCAGCGGCGGGCAGATTTCGCGTTCGCTGTTCGACCGGCAGATCATGCCCGGCGCCCTGAAGCGCGATGGCGCGCGCACCTGGGGCTATGCCGAAGGGCCGGAGAACCAGCATCTGCGGGTGCTGGCCCAGCGGGTGGAATTTCCCATCACCGCCACCGAAGCGCCGGGCGACACCAGCATCTATACCTTCCTGGTCGCGGGCAACATGGCCCAGGTCGAAAGCGAGACGCGCGAATTCAACGGCATATTGTTCTGGGCATTCCTGCTGCTGGGACTGGGGCTGGTGATGGCGATCCTGATCCAGGTGCGCATCGGCCTGTTGCCGTTGCGCCGGGTCAGCGAGGCGCTGTCCCGCATCCGCGACGGCCATGCCCGGCGGCTGGAAGGCGATTTTCCGTCCGAGATCGCGCCCCTGGCCGGCGAACTCAATTCCCTCATCCAGCACAGCGAGGAAGTGGTGGGCCGCGCGCGCACCCATGTCTCCAATCTGGCGCATTTCCTGAAGACACCGCTCAGCGTGTTGACCAGCGAGGCGGAAGCCAATCCCGGCTCGCTGGCCGACCAGGTGAAGAACCAGGTGGGCTCGATGCGCCGCCAGGTCGATCATTATCTGACACGGGCGCGCGCGGCCGGCAGCCTGGATGTGCTGGGCAACCGCACCCAGGTCGAAGCGGTGCTGTCCGACCTGACGCGGGTGCTGTCGCGCATCCATGGCGAACGCGGCATCGACATCGACTGCGAATGTCCCGCCGACCTTTATTTCCGCGGCGAGCGCCAGGACCTGGAGGAGATGGCGGGCAATCTGATCGACAATGCCTGCAAATGGGCCAGGACCCAGGTGCGGGTGCGGGCGGTACGGGACGGGGCGCGGCTTGTCCTGACCATCGAGGATGACGGTCCGGGCCTCACCCAGGCCGAGCGCGCCCAGGTCGGGGCGCGTGGAGAAAGACTGGACGAAAGCGTACCGGGAACCGGCCTGGGCCTGGCCATCGTCCGCGATATTTCCAAGCTTTATGGCGGCTTTTTTGCGCTGGACGCCTCCCCCCTGGGGGGGCTGCTGGCCCGCCTGAATCTGCCCGTCACGGCCTGATCCGCAACAGGGTGTTAACGGTGTCTCCCCTAATGTGAACGCAAGAAACGGCGTCCTTCTGGACCAATGACGCCGCGGAGTGACCATGCTTTCCAGTGACAAGAGTGGCTTGCTGAAGGCGTTGCTGGGAAGTCTGCCG